GGACTTTCATTAGGGCCTCGGTATTCCGCTGTGCGGGATAATCCCAAACGCGGAGAGAAGCCAAAGACACACAATTAGCACCACCACTACGTTGATGAGTGTCTTGATCGGCGGCGCCATCGGCAGGTACGTGTTGACCATATACAGCACCACGCCTAAGATCACTAACGCGACTAACAGTTGGACTAATCCCATAAGGCCCTAAAAACCTAAAGGCGGGTCCGAAAACCCGCCCTCAGTATGAAACATGGACAACAAACGATGAACCAAAGGAAAAAACACAGATGCCCTCTGTGTTCCCCAAGCATACACCTTAATCCCGAAAATCCATTAACGCTTTGCGTTCCTGCAGGCCCTGCCTCGCATCCTCGGTCCACCCCTGCATTCGAGAGCACGCCTCACACCACGCTGTATGACAACGCAAGTAGTTGGACAGGTCGCCCCAGTGCGCTGCCTTGCCGGCTGTCAGCAACTCCTGATCGAAGCGCTCTGCAATCTTCACCCCGTCCGGACACAGACGGTCGCGTGCGATGGTGATCACGGCTTGCTCCGTGAGGCATTCTTTTTTCGCAAACGGGACTGCAACAACCGCAATAAGTGCTTCTTCTCGACCCGCTGCTCCATCCTCGCGATAACCGCTGGATGACAACGCGGAATACGAGCGATGAAAAGAATCACCGCTTGATCCTCAGGGATAGTCGCGACACCCCACACGCTCCATACCCCCGCGTTGGTGGTGCGCTCCACACGAACCGGCTTAGCCCATGCGGTCCGGTCCGCGTAATGCACGATGAGCACCCCGGAGTACTCCGGCTTGTGACCGGCTCGTGAACATGTGACGCTGGCGGGTGTCGCAAGGCCACGATAACAGAATAAAGCGAGCGGATCATCGAACTAACATCCCCGATAGAGGCAAGTCCCCACAACAACCTGTTTATGGTTCTCCACCGGGCTCTGTCAGTCAGAAAGGAGGATGATTCCGCCCATAACCACTCTACTTCGGAAGGCTTAGCTGACGAGGAAACGAGGAGCAGCAACCTTCCCCGAAAACGCAGTAAGTGCCTCTGGTTACCCCGCACCTACGCTTCGGTACTCCCGATTTACTTGGGTTCGGCCTTAGGCGGGGTCGGCAGGGTGTTATCCGGATGCGCCCCAGGATTCTTGCCCTGATCGGCCGGCAACTGCTCCGGCTTCGCGTTCCCCTCGCGTTCGAGCTCAACCCCGTATTCAGGATCAACTTCCATCCTGTCTCCCGGTTTGCGGTCCTTGCCCTCTCTGTCTTTAAAGGGCCTAGCGACAATAACGACTTTCTTTGCAATCATCTTGGATTACTCCTTTTCTGTTTTTGATTTAGCTTGCGTAACTACAATATCTTTAAAGCCTAGACGCAGCCCCTCGAGAAAGTCCGCGAAATCCTCCGAGTGCAGCCGCACGGTGCCCAGCCCGAGCGAGCGCCCATAGGTCAGGTGCACATCAGTGTAGTTGGGCTCAATCACAACTCGAGATACGGTAACCCGGAGTTGCTTCGGCTTCTTGTCCTTCATGGGGTCGAGTGCAAGATAACATCACTTATCTGGCTTTCGAGTGAACCTCGGTTAACTGTTCAAGGTAACGTCTGAACTTGAGGCACTCCTTACACTCGCATCCGCGCTTGCATGCTGGCTTGACCACCTTAAACGTCCATTTGCCTACCATTTGAATGCAGCCTTCCGTACCTTATCCTGCATTCGTATGGAGAGACATCTCCTCGATAAGCCGTTCCGCGTCTACAGTCAGAAGGGTCGGCACTGGAACAAAGTGCGTCCATCGCGACTCGTCAAAGTCGGTATCGATATTGCTGCCGATTTCCAAGTAGCCTGGATCTTCAAGTAAGTTGATTAAGACACACGGCCCATAGTCCTCATGAATTGAGGCGATGGGCCTCCATTGGTAATCGGCCAGCGTTCGTTCTTTATACATGAGCTTTTCCTCTCCGCGTCAAATAGGACCGTTTTTGAAACACGCCAAGGCCACAGCAGAATCTCCGGCCACCAACGCTTTACAGCCAGCGCATACGCTCGAAGCCCCTTGAGCTGCACTTCGTTCTCGCAGTCGATGCAACGCCCAGTGTAAGGCGAGGTGAACTCATCGAGGCTCGAGCCCCACCGCTTGCACACACGGCACTGACATGCGCTAAAGCGAGCTTGATGTGTCATTCCGTTACCGCCACCTTGGGCTGTCCACCCTCCGGCATAAAGCTTAGTACAACCTCGCTCAGCCCCTGCAACGGGGTAAATACCAGGGCTACCTGTCCATCGGTAGACATCGTGCGGACCAGTGCTTCAGCGTAAATCGCCAGCGACGGCTCCTCGTCCAATAGGATGAAATCGACCGTATCCGCCTGAAACGACTCTCGACCCTCTTGATACGACTTGAGTTGAACACTCGACATCCCGCCCGACACATGCTTGACGTAGATCGTATCGACAGCCTCGGCAATGCCCGCCTTGGTGGTCTTGTAGACGATATCACTTGCGGGGATAAGCCCAGTCCCGACCGCATTCACCGGGCCCAGGAACTTCTCTTGCAGGACGCCGCGCACGGTCTTGTTGGTATCACTCGCAGCCCACGCCTTGATCGGCTTCGCGAACCGCTTACCAGTCCACCACGTTGGGTACTTGCCTGTCAGGTGCAGGCAGGTTTCGTACACGCCGGCCGATGTCTTGCCGATGCGGTTGGCGGCAATGAAGCAGCGCTCCCGATGCGGCGCCCCGGTACACTCCGGAGGACAGCACCCTGGAACCGGGTCATGCGGGCCGCCACCGCGGAAGAAGAGTAGATGCTTCGGGTAGAGCTCGCGCCGGAAGGGGCCTTGCTCGGGAAAGAAATACTCAAGTTTATTTCTCGTCCGTCTCGTCCTCTCCGCTAGTGCTGCCTGGTAAAGCACCATCGGGTCTTGCAATTCCAGCGGCAATCTCGAAAGTGGCGATGGTTTGTTCGAGGTCGGCATCGGAAACCTTGGTCAAATCGAGTTTAACGTTGGATTGTACGTTAGCGGTCATAGCGATGTTAGTCGCGCTAACGTCCCGATATTCGGGCATCCTACGTTTCACGTAGAACATCAGTAAGTTGTCGCTGTAGACCGTCTCTTCGCCGACCTGTTTGCCGAGGTGCCAGACACCACGCTTGACGCCCTCTTCCCCGCGGCGCCGAACCTCGGCCTCGAGGCGGGCATCGGACATGCGTTGTGCTTCGGCGTAAGCCTTGGCGTATTCCGGGTCATCCAGCCAGCCATAATGCCGGCTCTTGTTCATGCCTGAGCGGGCAGCGGCGATCTCGATAATCCCCACTTTAGCCAGTTCTGCGAGGAACCGTCTCTGTGCATCCGGTACGTTTTTTTTTATAACTGCTCTGGCACCCATTAAGGTTTAATTCGTTGTTAACGTTGATGTTAGCTGCATTTTACCGAGTCCACCACCGCGCAGAAGTGTGGTTGTAAAGCCACAGGGATGCGGTCGAGGTGCCACACGCCGCGCACGTTGTAGTAGCTCTCGTGCTGGTGTGGGGAACCGAGGGGGCGCTTGCGGTGGGAGCCATCCAAGGAGAGCGCGGGATCGGGACCGCGGAAGCGGAGTGCCTTGAGTTTGTCGCCCTTGCTGATGAGATCCATGTCAGAACGCGCTAGGAGGCTCTGTACGCGTTCGCGAGGGGCGCGATAGAGCAGAACACCGGCGTGGTCGTAGATAGGGGTCTGGCGCGAAATACGCAGCGCTGAAGCGGGGCACATTGTGACGTGCATAGGAAAGCGTTAGGGGTTGGGGAGCCGGTTTTAGCCGGGATGGCAACGGTACCGGAACGTGAGGTGCTTCAGGGATTGTCTAACGAAACCAACGAGTTGTGCAAGTCGGGACTTTTACGGTAGGGTAACCTCCCGGTTTTTTAGTGCTTCGGATAGCTCATCGATCGATTTCGCGATGCCCCACATGGCGCGGGAGATGGCGAACAAGCCATCGACTACATTGGCGGGTTCAAGGTTCTGATCGGCTTCGTTGGGGGAGATCAGGCATTCGCGCAGTCCCCGGTAGGTTAGTTCTTCTTTTGTCATTGTGTTCCTTTCATTACAGAGATAATCCGCATAATCCGCTTAATCCGCAGGGGCAACCCTTTACAGGAGTACTTATTCCGCATAATCCGCTTAATCCGCACCCGGGTCCCTTTACATATGTTGGTTGCGTTACAGGTGCTCGGTAGGGTGGGTCTTGAGTTGATAATCTTCCTAGATACATAGAGAGAACAAAAGGCGAAAGAGGGCTTGTGCACGCGCGTATAAAAAACCCGCTCACCACAAGAATGAAACGTTAAGTAGCTTACAGCGGAAACAGGGGCTGTTTGCGGATTAAGCGGAAAAAGCGGATTAAGCCCCAGCCTTACCTGTAACAACTTGAAAAGAAAGCTACTTTCAGGAACGAGCTTAATCTGCGGAGTATGCTGATTAAGCGGATTAAGCCCCCTCATAACGACCAGTACCGGACAGCGCGGCGGCCCGAGGTGTCCTCGGTTTGAAAGCGGATCATCCCTTGCTCTGCTAACGTGGCAATGGCCCGGTCGAGCTCTGTGGGCGACTTATGACCACCAAACAAGGTGTGGATATTGCCACGGGTCATGCCGGTAACACCTTCAAGGCGCAAGGCTTTCATGATGGTGTCGGCCACTGGGTCACCGAGGGTTTCAGCGAACAGGTAGCGGGCAGACTGTTCCGCACGTTTCCAGACGGCGAGTCCGGCCCGGAGATGTTCTCCGCGAAGGACAGAGGAACAATCCAATAGCGCGTAGATCAGGGAGAGTCGCAATACGTGGGGATCCCCACGGCTGGTTACGGCGCCAAGCAACCCGGGTTTGCCTTCGCTGAGTTCGGGGTATACGTGTTCCCACAGATCGGAAGCTTCCGAATCAAACCCGACCGGCTTCGAATTTCCATGCTTCCGGGAGAACAGCATGGACTGTTTCAATTGGCGTAAGATATCGCCGGCTTCAACGGAACCTCCGCCGAAGGGCAGCACCTTTGATCGTTTCACGCACATGAACAGCATCCGGTTTACGAAACCGTTGGCCATATCGGTGTCGGTGAGTTTTCGCAGCAGTTCTTCGCGAGTAATATGACCGATAAGCGAAATGTGGGCACCGTGGGCCTTTACCTTCTTCTGCCGGGTACGAGTAGCAACGGTCCCGGTGTCCCAGGCATCACGTACAATTGCGCTTAGTGTGGATCCCTCACGATTTACCACGGTGAGCAGGCGGGCGAATTCGGGTTCGATTACCAGGACTCGTTTATCTTCTTCGTTTACTTCGTCAAAGAGGGCTTCCCCGCTGCCGATTCCAG